GTGAAACGCAGAGTTAGTTTATGGAATGGATATATTTAATTCTTGGCTTTATGTTGGGTTTCATTGCCGGCGCTGCCTGCTTTTGGAAATGTCTTAGCGCAGGCAAGAAATCACTAGAAAGGGCAGTGGAATTAAACGCTGAAACGCGAGAATTTCTAGCTTGGCATCGGCGGGTAACCGGGAGGGGCGGGCCATCGGCTTACGCGGACCAAAAATAAGGACAGTTACCGGACTCAAGGAATTCCACGTCCCTGACGTTAAGCGCACAAAGAACCGCGCCGCGGATTTAATCAAGTGGATTCAATACCTGCCAATCACGTCGGGGGTGCTTGCCGGTGAGAACTTCAAGGTCAGGGAATGGCAAAAAAAGGAAATCCGCCAAATTTATCGCACCGATAAAAAAGGAAAAAGAATCGTTCGACAGGCTTTGCTTACGATACCTAGAAAGAATGGAAAAACGGGTTTGGCTGCCGCGCTTGCGCTCGCTCATCTCTGCGGACCCGAGTCTGAGCAACGTGGACAAGTTTACAGCGCAGCTGCCGACCGGCATCAAGCGGCGTTAATTTATAACGAAATGAAGGCGATCATTCAGGCTACAAACTTGAAAGACCGGGTTATCATCCGTGATTTCAATAAGCACCTTGAAGATACGCTAACGGGCAGCGAGTTTTACGCCTTATCATCGGACTCCAAAACCAAGCACGGGTTTTCTGCGTCGTGCATTATTTACGACGAACTCGCGCAGGCGCCGGACCGAAAACTATACGACGTACTGACAACGAGTACGGGAGCGCGCGCCGAACCGTTGACGATTGTGATTTCTACGCAATCGCCTGATGAACACTCCGTAATGACGGAATTAGTAAATTACGGCCTAGACATTCAAAACGGCGTGCATAAAGATCCGACCTTTTACCCGGTTATTTATTGCGCTCCCGAGGATTCAGATCCGTGGGATGAAAAGGTTTGGTTTGCCTGCAATCCGGCGCTAAACGATTTCCGCTCACTTGAGGAAATGCGCTCCGAAGCAGTCAAGGCGAAAAGGATTCCAGTCCGAGAGGCAACTTTCCGCCTGTTGTATCTTAATCAACGTATTAATGCCGAGTCGCGTTTCATTGCCATGGCCGAATGGGACGCCTGCAACGGCACCGTTGATTTAGCCGCACTCAAAGGCCGGCGCTGTTATGCCGGGTTGGACTTGGCGTCGACGACGGATATAGCCGCGCTTGTGTTGCTCTTTCCCGGCGAGCCGAATGTCGTATTGCCTTTCTTTTGGGTGCCGGAAGATAACATGGAACTCCGCACTACGAGAGATCGTGTACCCTACGCGTTATGGGCGCAGCAGGGACTAATCGAAGCAACGCCGGGAAATCAGATTGATTACAATTGGATTATGGAAAAGCTCGGTCAATGCCGGGTTGATTACGACTTGCGTCAGCTGGCGTTTGACAGGTGGGGCTCACATAAAATTACCAACGATTTATGTGATCAATGCGGTTTTACGAAGGATCAAAAAGAAGCAGACAACTATCACAAACCGCTGCTTTTGGAGTTTGGACAAGGTGTTGCGAGTATGAGTGCGCCGACCAAAGAGTTACTGAATTATATTCTAGCGCGAAAAATCGCTCACGGCGGCAACCCGGTACTTCGCTGGATGGCGAATAATGTCATCGTGCAAACCGATCCGGCCGGCAATATCAAGCCCGATAAGGGCAAATCGACGGAGAAGATAGACGGGATCGTTGCGCTAATTATGGCGCTGGATTTAGCTATTCGAAATCCTGAAATTGGGTCTTTCTATGATACGCATGAAATGAGGACTCTTGGTTGATGATGAACATAGTTGAAGAATTGGAAAAATTAAAACTCGTTCATTTCATTCTTGATGAGGATTGTTGGTATTCGTGTCCTATGTCCGGTAAATGCTGCAATGATGATGCGCCGAAAGTCTGCAACTGCGGCGCTGAGATACACAACGCAAGGGTGGACGCTATTATCGCGGCGCTAAAGGAAAGAAGATGAACATAAAACAGAAAATCGGTGAAGTAATCACGCGCGGCCTGCGCGCTTTGGGTATTAACACGCCGGGACTGATGGATTTTTTCTTATTCGGGCCGGGGCAAACGACGCTAGCCGGGCAGCGTATCAACGAAGGCAATGCGCTAAGTATCACGGCGGTTTATCAGTGCGTGCGAGTCATTACCGACGCGCTTGGTCAATTGCCGCTATGCATTTACAAAGAAATCAAGGAAGGCTCGGACAAAGCGGAAGATCATCCGCTTTATCGGCTTTTCCATACCGCACCTAATCCCTTGATGCCGATTTCAGTTTTCAAAAAAACCCTACAAGGTCATTTGTGTCTATGGGGTAACGCCTATGCCGAGGTTGAGCGAAACGGCAGAGGGCAGGTGACGGCGTTATGGCCGCTTAGGCCAGATCATATGCGGTTGCAACTCTTTAATCGGAAGATTTTTTATTATTACACGACGCCGGACGGCCAAGAGCGGCAGTTACGCGATGTTTTACACCTTCGTGGACTCTCGTCTGATGGGCTAGTCGGCTATTCTCCGATCGCTATTCACCGTCAAAAAATGGGGCTCACTAACGCCGCGCTAGAATACCGGGCGCAGTTTTTTACCAACAATGCGCAGCCTGGGGGTGCTTTGCGGACACAAAAACAGCTCGGCGACGTGGCTTATAAGCGGTTAGAAAAGTTTTGGGAAGAAAAGCATGGCGGGCTGTCCAATGCCGGCCGGGTAGCGATCCTTGAGGAAGGGCTTGAATGGCAATCGATCGGGATGCCGGCGCAGGACATGCAATATTTAGAAAGCATTGAGTATGAAAAGGCCGATATTGCCGGGATTTACGGCGTGCCGCCTTACAAAATCGGCCTTCTAAAGCCCGGCACGGTTAGTTTTGCCAGCGTAGAGCAGCAAGAACAGGATTGGGTTGGCGATTGCGTTATTCCCTACGTAGTCAATTGGGAAGAGATGCTGAACATGATTTTGCTAACGCCGGCCGAGCAGAAGGTATATTTTAGCAAATTTAATATGAACGCACTCTTGCGCGGTGATTCGGAGTCAAGGGCCAGATATTATACGGCAATGTTTAAGATCGGCGTGTTTTCGCAGAATGATATTCTCAAACTTGAGGATCGTAACACGATAGGGCCGCTCGGCGACCGCCGCTTTGTGGATGTAAACTCAATTCCGATCGACATGGTCGACAAGGTGATTGAAGGCAAGACGCAGCCGGCGGATTCGATTGATGTGACGCCTAAACCGGCGCAATTGACCAATGGAGCGGCGCATTAATGGAATCAGACGACGAAACGTTTGACTTGCAAGCTCTTTATCGTGAGTACCTAAACTCTTGGGATCCGTTCTATAGAAAGAAGTGGGATGATGAGTTTGTTAAATTGTCACCGGGAGAAACGCCAAAGAGAGAGGCCCGGCAGCCACGTACCCCGCGCAGTTCGGGCGGCTGACCGGGCCTTAGCGCCTACAAATATAATACTGTGTTTGAAAATGGCTGTAAATAAGTGAATCCAAAAGTCGCGCTTGGAATCGCCTATTACCGCTCAATGGCGGTGCCTACGTTTAATTCGCTTTGGCGGGTTGCGCGCAGATACCGGGGTACGCTCGACGTTTTGACCGAAGGAAGCTGTTATGTGCATTGGAACCGCGAAGAATTAGTCGAAAAGGCTCTCAGCAGGGACTATTCGCACCTTTGGTTTTTCGATACGGACGTGACTTGCCCGCCGGATACTCTTGACCGATTGCTTGCTCATAACGTTGACATCGTCGGCGGTTATTACCCGGTCAGGCAGCGGGATCAAAGTTATTCCACTCTTAAAATTAACGTAAATGGCGTAATTACGCCGCTAGTCCCGCCGTTACCTGATAAGCCGTTTTGTAGCGTCAACGGCAATGAATTGGTGACAATTCCCACCGGTTGTATGCTGATCCGGCTATCCGTGCTTGAAAAGATTCAGCCGCCTTATTTTCGTTGCGACCGACCGGTTGGCGAGGATGTTTTTTTCTGCGCTTGGCTATGGAGCGCGGGGGTAAAAATTTGGTGCGATCCAACGATTGAGATGGGGCACGTCGGGGAAAAGATTTATGCACGTTAAAAGGATGTTCGGCGGCAAATGGCTGCGCGTTGTCGATGATTTAGTGAACTACCATGATGTTTGGAAAGTCCCTGAGTATTATCGTGTACCGGGATTGAGGATTACTGGTAGGGTTGCTCCATTTAGTGGATGTTGGATAGAGCAAAAAAAGAGATTTGGTTTGATGACAGATTACGAGATGGTGTTGATGGAATCTGCCAAGTTTGAAGTTGCAGTGATCTTTTTCTTTTTACTGCTCTGGAAGCATAAATGGAATTACTAATCGGCGCAGGCCATGACCGCGCCAAGCGCATCTGGTTACAGGACGACAGCAAGTTTAAGAATCTAGTCACGCTCGATATCAATCCGGACGTTAAACCCAGCGTGATATTCGATTTGGAGCTAATTACTTTGCCGTTCAAGGCCAATTTATTTAACGAGATTCACGCCTACGAAGTGCTAGAGCATGTAGGCAAGCAAGGCGACTGGCGGTTTTTTTTTGCGCAGTTTGATGAATTTGCCCGTGTGCTGGTCCCTAATGGGACGATGTTTATTACCTCGCCCGCGGCCGATAGCTCTTGGGTTTGGGGCGATCCCGGCCACACTCGATTTATGGGACTGGAAGTTTACACGTTTTTAGACCGAAATCAGTACGAAATTCAGTTAGGCAAGACACCTATGACGGATTACCGGCGTTATTTTACTAGCAACTGGAAGATTGTCGCGGTTAGGAAAGACGGCGCGGCGGTTTTACGGAATATCAAATGATTACTTGCAACCGATGCCAGAAAACGATTGTGCCCTCGAAACGCTATCCCGAAGCGCGATTTAAGATCGGTGATGAGATTATAGGGTTACTTGCGTGCGATGACTGCAATTTGGAATTTAGACGAGGCATCCAAAAAATCAGAGAGGATATAGAGGCAGAATTTAAACTACGCGCTTCGAAATGGCGCGACGAATGGCGGCGCAATTTCAAATGAAACCACAAAAATATAAACTTCTGCGCGAAAAGTTGCGCAAAAAACTGAAAGACAAGACGCCGCTAACGAAAAATGAAGAGCGTCAATTGGCCGTAGTTAGAGAATACGACGCTAAGAGAAGAGACGAAGCCATGCGATCCTTCTTTAAAAGATGTTATCCGTCGAAAATCGTTCGTATTGGTGATTGGAATTGCGAGATTTCATATAGATATCCTGACGCAGCAATGCAGATCCGAAAGGTAAGTGAGGTTGAGCTTAGGCGTTTGAGGGCTAAAAGATGATTATTTGCGACCGATGCCAAAAACAAATCAAACCGGATACCTGCTATCCTGAATCACGTTTTGAGATTGTCGATTATACGGCGGGTTTAGTAGCTTGCGATGAATGCAACGATAAACTCAGGCAAGGCTATCGCATAATCGACAAGGAATTAGAGGCTGAACGTGAAATGCGCAACAAAAAGTGGCGCGACGAATGGCGGCGGAATTACAAGCCGGAAAGGTGAGAAGATGAAAAATTCATATCGAATAGATGAAGCCGCCGAACGTTGGCACGTTCACCCAAAAACAGTAGAACGCGCGATTCACCGCGGCGAGGTTGATGCCTTTAAAATTGGCTCAACTTGGCGAATTCGGAGCGAAGAAGTCGACCGCGTTGAAAAAAAAACATACTCCGTAGGACAACAAAGAACTCTGTAGACACTTCCCGCTAGTTTTCGTTTCTCTTTTCTCCCCGTTTACCGGATACTCAATCACTAGATTTAAATAGTTTCGCGGACCGTACATCCGCTTGAGACTTTTAAAAGCGCTGATCTGTGCACAGCAGATCGGCGCTTTTTTTATGGAAAAAGAGCTAAGAACTTTCGCACTAACCGAAATCCGCGCAATAGACGGCGCTAACCCCGTCGTTGAAGGTCACGCCGCAGTTTTCAATACAAAATCACACGACATGGGTTTTAGGGAAATCATTCTACCCGGCGCATTTGCCGACGCGGTTAAGACTGACGACGTTAAATTCCTGCTCAATCATCGTGGATTACCGCTTGCGCGTACCAAATCCGGTACTTTGCAGCTCTCCGAGGACGCCAGAGGGCTTTATTTCAAAGCCGATCTTGACGCCAACGATCCCGACGTGCAGCGCCTTTTGCCCAAGGTAAAGCGCGGCGACTTGTCCGAAATGAGTTTTGCCTTCGGCATCAAGGACCGCGCCGCCGATGAAAAGTGGAGCCGCGATAAAGGCGAAATGGTCCGCTCGCTTCTAAAAGTTTCGCTATTCGACGTGTCGGCCGTCAGTTTTCCCGCCTATCCCGCCACGGATTTACAAGCGCGAAGCTATTTCGAGTCAAAAATCAGTGAATTAAACGCCAATCCCGAAATCAATCCCGATCCTGAAAAAGTCAAAGCGGAATTTATCGCACGATCAGAAGCCCGGAAAAAATTAATTTCAACGCTCGAAGCGAGCTACAAAAGGAGACTTGTATATGTCTGTAAACGTTAATGAGCTAATGCAGCAACTCGGTCAGGAAGTTGACGGGCTTCATAAGCTGCAAGACGATTGCGACAAGCGGGGCGGTGAGACACCTGAAGACCGTATCGAATTTGATAAGCGCGAAGAAGCTATTAAGGGACTAGAACGGCGCATCAAAAATCAGCAATTCCTAGACGAAAAAGACGCCGAATTAGCCAGAATTCAGCACGCTAGCAACGGGAACGGCAACAGCAATGGAAATGGTAACGGTAATATTGCTCTTAATAGTCAATCCCGTGACGAGTTTTATTATCCAATTGGCCAGCATCCGTTGAGCGACATTGAATTTGGGCGTTGCGTATCTCTGACCTTTCAAGGTTGGACGCGCGGATTCAAGCCGGGCGGCGAAGCGACAATCACGCAGAAGCACATTGACGCGGCTAAGCGCATTGGAGTGATGGATTTACGCGCGAAGGAGATCGAGCTGCCGATAAAAAAAGATTATCGGGCTTATCAGATGCAATATCGCGCCGGTTTAGACGTGGCGACGGCGACCGCCGGTAAAGAAACCATACCACAGGGATTCGTTAATACTTTAGAGCGCGCGCTTTTGACTTATGGCGGAATGCGTCAAGTCGCAACGGTTCTGCGTACCGATTCAGGAAACGCGCTGCCCTATCCCACCATGAATGATACGACAAATAAAGGTGTGATCTTGGCGGAAGCGACGACGATTGGCACATCAATTGATCCGGCATTTTCCAGCATTACGTTCAACGCTTATAAATATTCCAGTAAGGCGCTCTTGATGAGCTACGAAATTACGCAGGACTCGGCTTTTGATTTGGGCGCGTTGGCCGGCGACTGGCTCGGCGAGCGCATCGGCCGCATCCAGAACGATCATTTCACAACCGGTGCAGGTTCTACATTACCGAAGGGCATCACAGTTGCCGCAGTAAGTGGCAAAACAGCGACGGCGACTAACACTTTCACTTCCGACGAGGTCATTGACCTTATCCATAGCGTCGACCCGGCTTATCGCGAAGGTGCTAGTTTTATGTTCCATGACACTGTTTTGGCTCTCATCAGGAAGCTAAAGGAGAGCACCACAAACGCCTATATCTGGCAACCGGGATTGCAGGCCGGCATTCCAAATATGTTGCTTGGCTATCCTTACACCGTCAATCAATCCATGAGCGCGGCGCTTACCACTGGGCAAAAGTTAATTGTTTTCGGCAGGTTATCCAAATATTTAATCCGCGACGTTTCGACTATCCGGCTTGTCCGACTCGACGAGCGTTATGCGGATACCGATCAGATTGCTTTTATCGCGTTTATGAGATCCGACGGCAACCTTTTGGACGCCGGCACTCGGCCGGTTAAGTGGCTGAATCTTGCTTAATTAGGTACTTACGACTGACTAACCCGTACAGCTAATTGACCAAAGTGGGGGGCTAATGGCCGAAAAGCAAGTTGAAGTCGACACTATCGCGACATTTAGCGATGACGATTATGGCTGGGTCGACGCGCACCAAAGAAAAACGGTGCGCGCCGACGTTGCCGAGCGATGGATTGCCGAAGATAAGGCGCGACCGGTCCCGGTAGAAAAACGCGCCGTTATCGAAACGCCGGAAGATTCCACGGAGCATGAAACGGCGGACCTAAGACGTAAGAAGAAGTAAATGGATGGCCTTTCAGCTAATTACGTTCGACGAAATAAAGAAGATTTCCAAAGGCGGCGGCGACTGGTCAACCGAATTTGAATATCTGCTTGAAAAAGTAATCATCCCATCCGTCACTAAAGTATTCGCGAATTACTGTCACCGTCCCGATTGGGACAAAGCAGCCCGCATAGAATATTTCGGTTCTGATCGTTACCTAAGAACTCTCTTTTTAAGCTCGCCGCCGGTTTACGCTGCTGCTGTTGGTCCGCCAATTATCGAGGCGCTGCGCTTGTATCAGGACAGCGCCGACCCGCCAACCTACGGCGCGGGAACGGAGCTCACGACTGGCTTTGTTGTCTACGAGGACGAAGGAACGATCGAGCACCGTACCGGATTTATTAGCGGGCCGAAGTCTATCAAGGTTACTTACACTGGCGGCTATTTGACTGCTGACGGCATCGGGACGCCGGATGATGTCAAGGTTGCGGCAATCGAGCAGACGAAAATCATATTCGATCGACGCGAAGAGTTCGGGTTGACGGGACGATCTTTAGAAGGCGGCTCGGTTAGCTTGCTCGCGCCGACGATATTGCCGCAGTCGGTAACAAGGCTCTTGGACGATTACCGCGTTTATAGGGGTTGTTGATGGCTACGCCGCCGCTGAAATTTAATTTTAAAGAACTCGGGGACTTAAACGAGGACTTAAAAAGGAGTCCTCGCAGCGTCCCGGTCATTGCTCAACGGGTAATGTCGCCGTATCTTCGCGCCGTTGCGCGTGACTTACGATCATTTATTCCGCGCGTGACGGGACAGTTAGCGCGTAGTCTCTTTTCTTCTGCTACACGTCCCGGCGGCTTGATTGCGATAGGCGCGGTTGGGCTTCGCACTAGAAAAATATCAGGCCGTACGATGGTTGCCGGAAACGTCATGCAGAGAGGCGGGGCAACGCCGAAAAAGCGCGCTTATTTATGGGTACCGCTACGCAACAACCGAAACATTACGCCGCAAGATTTCTTTCACGCCGAGAATACTTTTATTCGCATGAGCGGTGCCGGCAACAAGATCGCTTTTATCCGTCAGGGGAATGTTGCAGTGCCGCTGTTTGTCTTAAAGAAAAGCATCCGGCCTGCGGCGCCGCCGTTACCGATTAATGAGCGAGTTGAGCAAAAATTACCGGAAATACTGGAAGATATTCAGGACTCAATTGGACAAGTGATTGCAGCAAGGCGAGCCGCATTAGGAGCGCTCGATTAAACCAGCTCATCCGTTTGACCAAGAATGGCCCGTCAAATTTTGCAACTTATGTCATCCAAGAAAAAAACTAGCCGGGCCTTATTTCCTAGCGCACCTGAAGTTTGTGCATCCGGTGCAGTGGGAGAACTGGCACTTTGACCGCGGCGGTTTTGGCATGAGCGGCTGGTTACACGTAGCGGCGCACCTAATGAACGTAGAAACAGAGAATTAAATTGTGGCCGTTGATTCAGCAATCGAGCAGATTTTGCAAAAGGTAGAAGAAATATTGCGCGCCATCCCAGACATACGCGAAGTAAGCCGCGACGGCGTTGATGCTTTGGAAATTCAGAGCTTTCCGGCAGCGGTGATTGGCATCGGCGCGAATGAGCCGAATCAACTTCTAAATGATTATCTAGATTGGGAGCTGGATTTAAATATTACCTGTTGGGTTTCGGCGCTATCGAATGTGTCGAAAGCCTTGGAAGCGTTCAAGGTGCTGATGGCGTCGGCAATGGCCGCTGACTCGCATATAGGATTGGCCGATAAGTGCTGGACGGAAGAGGGTGCTTGGAGCGGGCCGTTTCCGATGAATGAGGCGTTAACCGAAGCGGCGGAAATAAAAAATTACACCGTGCATTACCGCACTTTAAGAACAGATCCTTACACCTTAGTGGGGTGATTTATGACTTACGATCAAGCCTTACAGCTACCAGCTGACGAACGAGTTGAAGGCGTTGTCGTCGCCGGCACTATTACGCCGTTCGGCGGTTCGTGGATTCTGGCGGCAGGTTCTTTGACGCTCGATGAAGCTCCGACATTAGTGGAGGAATAAATTTTTATGACACTAGACGAAGCGAGAGTATTACCGCTGGAAGAACGCAAAACAGGAATCGTGGTAGAGGGCAACGCTACGCCGTTCGGCGGCTCGTGGACGTTTGACCCGGTAGCAAACACTTTGACGCTGCAAGAACCGCCGACCGCAGCCGGTACGCCGAAGCAGGAGGATAAAGACGATGCCAATTAGTTCAAAGCGGGGCGGAATCCTCGCGAAAATCGAGAGCGTTTATGGAACCGATCCGGTGCCGACGGCGGCAGTTAACGCCGTAGCGGTTATGAATCCGCAATACACCACGGACGTTGCCATTGTTGAGCGCGATCAAATCTTGCGCGATTCGATATCGCGCTTGTCCTTCGTTGTCGGCCGCAAACTGGCGCGATTAACATTCGGCGTCGAAATGAAAGGCAGCGGCACCGCGGGAACAGCGGCGCGACACGGGCCGTTGCTTCGCGCCTGCGGACTATCGGAAACGATTGTGGCCGTAACAAGCGTCACTTATGCGCCAATCAATACCGGTTTTGAAAGCGTCACAATCTATTGGTACGACGGCGAAAAATTGCACAAGCTAACCGGCGCCTATTGCACGATGAGAATCGTTGAAGAGGTTGGGCAATTCGGCCGCTACGAGTTCACGGCAACGGGAATTTGGAACCAACCGACGGATGTCGCCGCGCCAGCAATGACATTAGACATCACCAAGCCGCAACCCGTTGTCAACTTGGGCCTGACTCTCGGCGGTTATTCGCCGGTCGCCGCAACTCTTAACATCGATTTAGGCGTGCAGGTTAGCGAGCGATTAGATTTCAACGCAACTGAAGGATTGCGCGGTTTGTTAGTCACCGGGCGCGGTGTGGGCGGATCAATTGATCCCGAGACAACTACCGAGGCCGTTAATCCTTGGTACGCCAACATGAAGAACGCTACAGAAGTAGCTTTGGCGGGAAATCTCGTCGGCGCCGTTGCCGGAAATAAAGTGGCGGTAACTGGCCCTAAAATTCAACTCGAAGCTCCCGCACCGGGCGAAAGAAATTCGCTCCGCATTCTAAATATTCCGATTCGATTTAATCCGTCGACGGACGCTGCAAACGACGAAATATCGCTCGTCTATACGTAAAAATTTAAAACCAAAGGAGGAAAAATCGCCGTGGATTTAAAAGACGCATTGCAGGAAGAAATCGAATACGCGATTAACTATCGCGGCCTGAAATTATTCTTTACCCTGCGCAATCCTAATAGCGCTGAGGATTTAGAATTTCGCCGCCGCTCGGGAAAGCTCAAGGCTAAAAACGGCAAGCTGGAAAGTAGCGACGAGGCGTTAAATGCGCCGCTTTGGCTACTCGATAAAGTTAAGGTGAAAGTCGAATATTCCAACGGCACGCCGCAACGCGCCGACATGTCGCCGGAAGATTACGAAAAAGTTCCAATCCGTACCAAGCTAGCCGTTATCGCTAAACACTTGGCTGACCTTGAAGGCGAAGAGGCCGAAGTGCAAAAAAACTAGCTCGGGAGCTTGGCGAATTTCTAGGGCTAACAGCCAAGACTCCCAAAGGCGACCGGTGCCCTTACGGTGTCCCGCCGGATATCGAGATTCAGAGCGAAACACAATGGACGATCAACGACACTCCGCAAACCGAAGCGGACTTGAAATTGTGTCAGTTGATAATAGCGCAGCCGGATGCCTGCGCGACTTGTCCGCTGGCGGATTTAGAGCCGGAAGATCAGCCGTCAAAGTTCGTCGAATACTTAGTTCATTTAGACGGTTTAATTGCGGTCGGCGCGCGAATCCCGTTCGAAAGTCAACCGATGGCGGTATGGAACGGACTGAAGCTACTCAAGATCAAGCGCGACGAGAAGAGTATGCGCGACATGAAGGAAAAGAGTTAGTCTTTGAGTTTTATAGCCTCGATGCGTTGAGGGCAGAGTGGCAACGCGGCAAATAGAAATATTATTTCCTTCCTCGATTATGGGTTTGTTCGTATCTTGTCGCCCATCGAACATTTCCCGGCTCATAGTTGCCGTCATTGTTCGGAAAGCGATCAAGGGTATGTTGAGGTGTTGGCCGTTTTCCCATATCTGCGAGAAAGTTTTCAAAGTTATTTTTTTTCCAGCGTGCGCAAACCTTAATTCCTCGCCCGCCGTAATCTTTCCAATTCTTAGAGTGCGAGTTGTAGCAACGGGTCAGCATCGCCTGCCAGTTGCGGTATTCGGGAGTTTTAGAAAGTCCGTGAGACAGATTTCGGTGAGTGATTTTGTCTCGGCTGAAACAACCACAGCTAACCGTTATCCCTTGGCGCATCGCTTTTCCTTCAATGACTTTTTCATTACCGCAGTCGCAACGACAGAGCCAAAATGCGCGACCTTTGCGACTCTCGCTAAATTCTATTACGTGAAGGCGACCAAATGTTTGACCACTAATATCAATGCGCTTTTGAGAGGACTTTTCACGACGCCAACAACCGCAACTTTTTTGCTTTCCCTCAAGAAGAATGCCGCGACCAACGGTAACGGTATTACCGCAGTCACAAAGGCAGAGCCATTGCGAAGTCGTCGTGTATTCCACGAATTTAATTACAGTCAGGCGATTAAATTTTTGACCGATCATATTAATTGGCATGATGCGGTGAGCATCGCATAACGCTTAGCGGATTACAATAAAAATCAATGGCGACTAGACAAATCGAGATTCGTATAACGGGCGAAGGAGGCCAGTACGAGGCTACGGTTCAGCGGATTATTGAAAAGAATAATCAACTTAACCGCGCCGCTGTTCAAGGTGCGGAACAAACGACAAACGCCTTCGGCGGTCTTCAGCGAATCTTAATTAACCTGCCAAGCCTATTCGGCGGTATCGCCTCGGGTATCGCCGGCGCGTTTAGTATCGGCGCGATTATTGGTTTTACTAAGCAAATTATTAACGCCGCGGGCGAGATTGATGACCTAGCTAAAAAAACCGGCTTTACTCGGCAAACCTTATCCGGCCTAAAAAGCACCATCGAAGAAAACGGCGGCTCGCTTCAAGCCTTCGCCACGGCGATGACTAAGGCGCAAAAGTCGCTTGGCGATATCGAGGGCGACGGTAGAAAAGCCGGCGAAGCTCTCAAGGCGATGGGGCTTAATGTCAACGAATTAACCAAGGCGTCACCGGAACAATTCTTTGAAAAGTTTGCTCAATCCCTTTCTCAAGTCGAAAGCCAAAATCAACGAGTGGCTATTGCTACTAAGGTGATGGGCCGCGCCGGCGCCGATCAAATCCCAATAATTTTAGAACTTACCGACAAGTTTAAGGCGCTGAGAGATCAGGGTGTCAGCGATGACAATATCAAGCAGCTCGATAAATTCGGCGATGCGCTTACGCGGTTGAAAAATGCCATGTTCGGTTTAGCGCAAGAGGGCATAGCCAATCTTATTCGCGGATTCGATAGGCTCTTTAAGATCAGCGACATTGAGAAGCAACGCGGCGCTCTTGCCGATTATGCGAAGCAAATAGAAAGTATCGATAAAACTTTAAGGACGCGCGAAAGTTTGCGATCCAAAGGATTCGGGTTTTTAACTGGCTCTGATGATGCGGAGCAATTAAAGAACCGCAGCGCAGCGTTGCAAAATTTCATTGATGCTCAGGATAAACTAATCAGGCTAGAGCAGAAAGACAAGGATAAGCCCGCAATCGGCGGCGGATCACTTCCGGCAGTCGATGAAGGAGCGGCCAAGCGTCAACTCGATGCAATAGAAGCCGCGAAAACTGCACTGGCTCAACTAACGCTCTCTAATCAGGAAGCGGCGCGGGCGGCGGGCGATCATACGGTAGAGGTTAAAGCCTTGGCGTTGGCTTTAATCGATCAGGAATATACCGCAGCGATTAAAACGGCTCAGGCAAACAAATCATATACGGCTCAGTTGGGCGAGCTGCTTTTGGCTACGAAGGAGCAAAAGATTGCGCAGCTTGAAGCCGCAGAAGCCGCACTGAATTTAAAGCGCGTTCTTGAAGATGCAAACCGAGAGCTAGAAACCCAAGCAGATGACGCCAAGACTACGGCCGAGGCTTGGGGTTTTTACAAAACGAGTTTAGACAATGCAAATCAAGCCGCATTAAAAGTTATTGAGACAACAAAACAGGTAAGCGACTTAGAAGCGGATCGATTAACCATCATCGGCAAAACTAGCGAGGCCGAACGCCTGCGCTTGACGACTCAGCTTAAATACATTCAAGCCTTAAAAGATCAGGAAGGCGTCGAGAGTTTGAATATTCCGCTACGCGAGCAGCAACTTAAAAATGTTGAAACTCAACTCCAACAACTCGGCACCGTAACCATCAACGTCGGCCAAACAATAGCGAACTCCGTCGGCGATGCCTTTGAAGGCGTGATTTTAGGCACGCGCAAACTTGCCGATGTTGGCAAGGGATTAATGGCCGCGCTCCTTCGGGATATCGGGTCATTTTTTGCTCAGACGCTTATCAAGAAACTCGGCTTTGAAAACATACTTTTAACAAACGCTACTCAGATTGTGCCGCAAATAGCCGGGGCGATTAGCGGCGGCGGTACGGGCGCGGGTGGTGGTGGATTGTTTAGCGGCATAACGAGTTTATTCGGATCGCTGTTTAGTGGCGATAGTGGTGGTGGCGGCGGCGGATTTCTTAGCGGTATAGCAGGTATATTCGGCACATTGTTCGGCGGCAGTAGTGGCGGACCGGTGCAATTATCTGGCCCTGGCGTTAGCCCTGGAAGTCCTCAGGGTGGTGGTAGTGGTGGTG